ATGATGCCGGCAGGAAGCCGTGCATATGTTTGCGCGATAAACGATGCATGCGCTCTGAAGTAGTCGTCTATCGTTCCCCTGGCAGATTCGCCGCCTGCCGGTGAGTTAGACGCCGCTGTGGTGGACAAGTCGGTGATTAGCGATGGTACGGGCATGGTTCATCCGGGCAAAAAAATAGCGCCGGTATCGGAGTTCTCCGACAGCGCGGCGCTGGTTGGCGTGGCAGGATGTGGCGGTTATAGAAAGGCGTCTGATGGATAGCGAGCAGTACTACAGAATCCTGGCGGTGGCGGCCATCTCTGCGGTTGTGCCGACCGTTGTGTCACTGATTCAGCAAGCCTTGCAGCGCAGGGCTGAGCGCAACACCACCCGGCACAGCAAGCCTGCGGGCCGCGTCCGATAGCAATCCGTAGCCTGCGCCTTGGCGTCCGGTGAGCAGGCTGGATAGCGCGCGCTGGCCGGCGGCGGTGTAAGCCAATGCGGGCACTGCACCCAGAGCCAGCCAAGGGTTGATCGTGACGGCCCCGCCCGCAGCGCCACCGGCGATGGCTGCAGGAAGTAGCCGGCCAGCAGTACCGGAGTCCGGCGTTCTTTGAGCTAGCACAGACTTGCCAGCGTCCGACAAGTCCTGCATCAGCGCATCACCTCTTGCGAATCGTGATCGCGTTGGGTCAAGCGCCCGCACTGCGTTTTGCAATTGCGATGCAGAGAACACCCCATCATTGGCACCAACAGACGACGCTGCACGCTGAGTGCGCAGGAAGTTTGCGTAGGCAGTATTGGCCGCCCTTACAGCATCCGCTGCACCCCGCGGTGCTTGGCGCTGCACCGCATCTCTCAGTGCCGTCTGCGCTTCCGAAATTGCCTGGCCAAGTTGACGCTGATCAAAATCAAGCGATCTGCCATACCCTCGAGCCATCTGCCCGAGCTGGCTTTCAGCGGCCTTCATTGCCTCCGGCGTCAGTATGCCGTTCTGCGCCCTGTCGGCAACCTCGGTCTGCAAAAGTCTCGAAAACTGATCCGCCGTCTCTTTCGGCAAAACGGTTAGCCTGTTCTGCAGTCCGGTAAGGGCGGTCGACAACTGTGGATCAAGTCGAATTGGCCCGACCGCATTCAGCGCGTCGTCGTAAGCCTGTCCAATGCGCTGCCCAACAAAGCGCACTGCGTCTCTGCCTGCAACGCCATCCGGCAATTGCTCGCCAAACGGAGCAAGCGCCCGATTAAATGCAGCGCGGTTAAATTGCTCATTCGCCCTACCCTGACCGCTAGCGATAGCAGAGCCAAGCAACGGCACGCTGGTCAGCTTTTCTTCTGCCGTCTTGAACCCGCCGCCCATGATCTGGCCAATGGTTGGCGTGACGCCTTCACGCTGCAGCAACGCCACCTGCGGGTTGACTGTTGGAGATATAGCGCGGCCCAACATGTTGCCAACCGGGCCAGCAACAGCGCCGCCTAGCGCGCCGGCTTTCAGTTGCCCTAGCTTTTGCTCGCCAAAGTTGCCGCCCATAACTGGCTGCAGCGCACCAGATAGCGCGCCGCCGCCTGCGCCAAACGTGGCCGCCGCACCGAGCGTGCCGCCAGCCGGAAGCGCCATTGTCAACGGCAACGTGCTTGCAACGTTTCCAAACATGCGCCCGAAATCAAAGTCGTCCTGGCCGCCGCGTATGTTGGTCTTGTACTGCGCGTTTTGCTGGGTGACGTACTTGTCGAACTCGGCCACCTTCTTGTCGGCACCAGGCAGGCGCGCAGCGGAGCCGGCACGGGTAAACATCTGGCCCAGCGCGTTGATCGGGTCTGCAATGCCTTGGGCCACGCCCTGCGCGCCACGCATGAATGCACCGGGGCGCTCTTGCTCTGGCGCTTGGGACACTGCCGACATAAGCTCGCCAGACAAATCCCTGCCGCCTTGTGTTTGCGTGCCGGAGATTTCCGCAGACAGATCGCGGCCTTTTCTTTGCGCCGTTTCGCTTCCCATGATTTTGCTCACATAGTTGCGTGTTTCAGGCGGCGCTTTCTCCATGCCGTACTTGGCGACGGCATTCGGCCCCCAGTTGTGCGATGCCAGTGCCTTTGCGTAATCGCCGTTGTACCTGTCTAGGTTCTGCTTTAAGTACGTCAGCCCGCCGGTGATGTTTTGCTTGGCGTCGTAAGGGTCGACTCGCAAGTCTCTTGCGGTGCTTGGCAGCAGTTGCGTCAAGCCGATTGCGCGCTCATCCCGCTTTGGTAACACCGGGCCAATGGCTTTGGGGTTCCAGCTAGATTCTGCCTGGATGAGCCGGTCAGCAATTCCCCAGTCCAGCCCTAGCCGTTCAGCTTCAGCCTTAGCAAACGCGCGTAACTCGTTGCTCATGTTTACTTGATCTCAAATTTTTTGCTTAGCAGCTCAAAGACTTCATTTCGCGTAATGTTTGGGTTTGTCTTTCTCATGCTTGCAAACGTCGTGTCTACGTCAGCTTGCGTAGCCGGAGGCTTAGGCCCGAGCACTTTGCCTTCTACTTTTTGCGTACCAAGGCCGCCAGGCTTAGTTGGTTGCGGTTGCGGTTGCGGCGCTGGTGATGGCTGCGCTTGCGGTGGCACAGCAGTCGCTGGCCGTGGCGTCGGCGCGGGCGACGTAGGCGGCTGCTTATACCCTTCGCTGTAAAACGTCGTGATTCCTTGCTGCATTAGCTCGTACTCCCGCTTGAAGAGCTTGAGTTTTTCAACCGCAGCAGCAGGCTCATCGTTAGCAGACGGAACAAACGGCTTTAGGCGCGGAAATTCCGCAGCACTAACAGCAGCTCCTGATCTGTCATGGATTTTCATGCTGCCGATGTCTGCAATCATTGCCCGGATTGCAACGCCTTCCGGGTCGGTGCGCTGACGCACAGCATCGCCCATCAGGTTTTTTAGACCAAGCGCATTGGGGTACTTTTGAACCCCTGTAATTGCTTCGTCAATCTTGTTCAGCGCAACCTGATTCTCAATGTATCCATTTGCCACGGTGGCAGGCAGTTCTTTTAACGGCCTTGGAACTGGCGCACCACTGGGAGAGGTTGCTGGCTCTACCTTTCCTGTTCTGGTATTGACAACAGAAACCGTATCGCCTGCAGCAACAGGCTGGAAGTTTGGCGCGAACTCTTTAGTCACGCGGTGCACAACTTGATCTGGTTGGCCTTCTGGGAAATATTCAATCGTCGTGCCAGTGTCTCTGCTGCTGTATTTGACTGGGCCGGTGGCCTTGCGGAGGACGGCCGGGTTGTTGCTCGCGGCAAACGCGGCAACCGAATCTGGTGTGTATTCGCCTGGATTGATCTTTGCCCACGGCGAATCGGCTTGCATGTCTTTGCGCAGCTTCATGGCCTGCAGCGGGCTGACTTGCATCAGATTGTTGAAAAACTTGCCCTGGTCAAACCCGCCCTGCGTCGGCAACGAAACTGATTGCTTGGGGCCGACAGTGTTTAATCCGCTGTTGGTTGCTTGCAGCAAAGCCGAATCAAACTCAGTATCGCCAGACATGTTTGCGAGCAGCATCTGCCCTTGTTGTGAGCCAGGCGCAACGCCGCCGCCAAGTGAACCAAGAGATGGCGGGACAAACGAATTGCGTGCAGCGGCTTTGATCTGCGCATCTAGATCGCGCGCGGTCTGCCTGTCTTCGTCTTCCTGCTGCATCTTGCGCATCTGATACGCCTGCAGCATCTGCTTGTAGCGGTTGGCTTCCGCAGCCTGCTGTGCAGCAGGGAACGCGCCAAACGCAGCGCCCAGCCCGCCACCCTGCGACATAGGCGTCAGCAATGCCTGCGACGCACCCAGCAGGCCCATGGTGATCGGGTCATTGAACCCACCGCGTGCATCTAAAAGTCCCGGCATGTCAGCCTCTGTTTTCAGGAACGTAGTCGGGGATGGGTTGCCCGCCATAACCCATAGCAGTGGGCGCAGCAGCCGGTGCAACACGGCTAGGCATGGCAGGCGGCATGTAGCCCTGTCTGCGCGACAGCAGCCCGCCCATGTAGTTGTTCATCATCTGAGCGCTGCGCGTATTGCCGCCGTACTGCGGGAACGGTGACTGTCCAAAGCCGCGAAACATGGCGCTGAATTGCGGCGCATACATGCCGGGGTTTTGCATAGCAGGCCCGCCGAGCAAGCCGCCGAGATACTGCGAGCCTTGCGGCATGTAGCCGCTGGTGATGTTTGACCAGTTCATGGTTGCCCCTTACCAGATCGTTCCGTTGCCGTTGGCGAATTGAAAAGCCGCGTCGTTATTGAACCCAGCCATCTCGGCAGATGACGGCCCGCTTGCAAACGGATTACCGCCGCCCAACAGTCCAAAGCTGCGCGCCATACCAAGCCCTCCGGCAGCCCCACCCAGCGCACCGAGCGTTGGGTTGATGGACTGCGATGCGCTTGCAGTACGTCCCAAGTTGGGATTGAACATGGACGCAAACACATCCAGCTGCTGACGCGGGTAGTTGTTGGCGTCTTGGAATTGAGCGTAATCGGCGTTCAGATAATTCTGACCGAGTGCCTGCTGCTGCTGGCCGATGCTGTTTAGAGCGTTTGCATTGCCAAAATCGAACGCTTGCCGTGCGCCCGCGAAGGTTGGGGCGAATTGAGTTGCACCTAACTGGCGACCGCGCTCTGCCTGATAGTTCTGCCCGTACAGCCCAAGCCCAAGTTGGCCCAGCGAGTCGCCGAATGCGCGGTTTTGCTGCCCCTGCAGTTCCGACTGAGCGCTGCCACCAAACGCGCCACCAAAGCCCGCTGCAGCGTTGGTCTGCGCTGCCGTGCCCGTCTTGTACGCATCGGCCATGCGGCCCGCAGCGGCGTCGTAGGTGCCTTGCAGGTAGGGGTTGCTGTCCGGCGACAGGTACGCGCCAGACATAGTTTTGGACAGTTCGCCTTGCGCCTGGTCGAACAGCGGCTGGTTGTAGTTGGCCGCATTGCGGGCCATGTCCATGCCGGCCAGCGTGTCTTCGCTAAACGGAGCAATACGGTTGTATCCGTAGTCGTTGTACGGCAGATTGGCAACGTCCTGCACCCTCTGAGCGTATTCGGGCGCATAGGGCTGCAGAAAGTCTGGCAACTCTTGCTTGCTGACTTGCGTGCCGCTGTTTTTGGATGATTTGTTGCCAAGCAAACCGCCAAACAGCGCGATGCCCGCTGAGATTGGATCAATCATGCTAATTCCCCGTCAATGATCGAGCGGCTACCCAGGTGCCAGGCGTGCCGCTCGCAACGCACACCCACTCCGTAATCACATACTTGCTGCCAGCCGTGCCCAGCTCCGTCGGCGTGCTGTTGCGCACTACGTCGCCCTGCATCCAGTCGCCCGTCGTCGGGAACGAGGTATTAGCGGCGTGGATGGAGGCAATGCGGCCTTCTGTTGCCCCATTCACTTGGCGGGCAAGGCTTGCCAGCAGGTGCTTTAGAAACGGCAGGAAGGTTGGCCCCGTCAGCGACGGCAGCACCGGGTCTTCGTTCAGCTTCACTCGGAACTGACTCCCGACAGGTCGACATCCAGTGCGGTGATTTCAAACCCGCCTGTGACGGTCATATCCACCTGATGCCAACGCGCCTCTGCCAGCACATCGAATCTCTTGTTGCTGTAGGTGGCGGATTGGTATGTAGACGGCACATCACCCAGCGCATCGCCCACCAGCAGGTTCATGCTGGCAGCGGTGGGATTGGCGATGAATCGCGGGCGCACCCGGCGCATGAGCGACAGATTGCCGTCGGTGCCGAAATACGTTGTGCGGAATGTGCTGCTGTTGGCCGAGCCGTTTAGCGTTGCGATACGGTCGCCAGTGGTGACGATGGCCGCCGCTTCCATATCCGCGTCACGGAACAGGTCGTCGTAGCTCGGTGCGTCGATTGCCTCATACGTCACGCCAACGGGCGGCACGGTATCGAACGTACTGGACGGGGCCAAGTACTGCAGGCCAAACCTTGCTGCGTAGTTGCGCCCCCTGCCCCACTTGCCGGTGATGAAAGAGTAGATCAGGCAGTCATTAAGGCTGCCCGTTGACTCGCTATTGGCAAACAGGATGTAGACGACGCCTTCTGCGCGGTCTACGACGCAAGAGGTTTTCTCACGGTAGGTGGGATTCAGTCGCTGGTAAAACCACCGGCGTACTATCCCGTCGCCAATTTTAACAGGGCGCGAGCCGTCAAACACATACATGCCACGCGGGCCGACAACAAAGTGTGCGGGCGCACCATTCACCACAATCTGCGCCACCGCATAGCGGCCCACACAGCCGCCATCGCCTGGCACAAGCTGCCACGTCCACCACAGCGGCGGGCCGGAATTAGTGCCCAGATACACGCCCGAATTCTTGTACACCACCATCTGCTCGCCCAGCGGCTTGGCGGCACGAATGGGGCCGGGTGTGGCATACAAGCGTCCACGCACAGAGCCGCTTGCAATGGCAGGCGTCCAGTCCGTAGCATTGGCCTGCGCACTGCTCCACCAGCCATCGTCGTAGTCCCAACTCGCGCCGTCGGATGCGTTGAACGCCATCACAAACAGGCCAACCGTCTCCACAATCTCAGCGCGCGGTGCGCCAGTGATGTCAGCAAACAGGCTGCCAGTGGATACCTGCATCACCGTGCCGTTGTTGGCCGCCAGCACCTGGTTGCCGAAGGTGGTGAAGTACCAGCTACTGGACGCGGGCGCGGAGTAGTTACCTGCTGAGCGGGTAACGTCCGTCCATGTCGATCCGCTGGCAGAGTACAGCTTCGTGGCCGTGCCCATGTATAGGGTCTTGGAGCTATCTACGCGCTCCACAGTGGCCGCGCCGTAGATTTCCGATGCAGCGGTAGCGATGCCCGTGTCCAGTGCCTCTGGAGCGGATTTGATGCTGCGCTCAATGGGCATGACGCCGGTAGCGTCTACCAGTGCGCCAGCCACACCAGGATCAGCGTCCGGAGCGAATTGGGTCAGCGGCACCAGCATGTCAGCCGAACCTGATGTCGTAGGCCGGCAGATGCACCGGCAGTTCGCGCTGCTTGTACCAGGTGGCCGAATTCTCGACGTTGCGCAGCTCGTTACGGTTCAGTTCCGCGATGCGCGCAATCGTCATCTGTTCGTACTGCACCAGGCGCGTGTCATCCAGCACGAACTTGCGCGCCTCTGCGAGCGATGCCATGAGATACACATCCGGGTAGTCCTGCAGCACCCAATTGGTGTCGCTGTCCGCTACCAAGTTTGGTAGGCGCACCGAGTAGATAAAGGTGGGCGATGAACTGTCAGCCGGGTAGAGCTTGATCTGGTTGTTAACGATGGAATACACCGGGTAGGTAGGCCGGATGCCGCCTTGATCCATTGCCCGCATGTCTGCGGCGGTGATGGCTTTGTATTCGACTGTGCCTAGCGTCATTGAGATTGCCGCGCGGAAATCATTCGGAAGCGAAGCAATGCCATTGACCACGCTCAGCGTCGTGGACGCCTCCATGCGTGGCGACGTGATGTTGCGGGCAAGTCGGTTAGTAGCAAACTCGATGAACGTCGGAATCCTGTCTGTCAGATCGTTGCGATGCAGCCATGCGGCCACCTGCGTCTTGAGTTCCGCGTACGTATCGAGCGCCATAGTTCCCTCTGGTGATGGTGGGGCCAGCCTTGTGAGCCGGCCCCTTTACTGCTTAACGCTTAGGGCGATCAGCCGTCAGCGTGGATGCGCGCAGCCAGTTGAGCGCGGATCGTCTTAAAGCCGTACAGAACGTCAATCCTGCAAGGCATGGTGTCCGTGCTGATTGCGTACTGGCGCACGGTACGAAGCGAGATGCCGTCATAGACTTCACGCGCAGCGAAATCCACGCCCTTGGGCATCACCAGGTCAGCGGTTGCAAAGGCAAACGCATCGCGGTGGAAGACCATCGATGGGGTGAGCTGCTCCGAAGCGCCAGCGCCAACCTTCACAATGGCCGAGCTGTTCGCCATACCGGCAGCAACGACGTTCTGACGACCGCCCGACGTGTAGATGGCCGGAGCGAACGCCAGCGAACCAGCGCCGCCAGCGTAATCAGCAGTCACCACGAACTGCTGCAGCACGCCCGTGGAAACTTTCGTTTCCGGGTGGACGCGGAAGCAACCCGCAACGGTGAACACGTCGCCAGCCTTGAAGGTGGTGCTACCAGCGGATGCCACGGTGACGGCGGTCGAGCCGTTGGTGGTCACTGCGCCGTTGACCGAGTAGGTGGTCGTCTTGGCAGCGGTGCCGGTTGCGTGGTTGGCGAGCAGGGTGTTTTCGTAGAAGTCGAAACCACCAGTGCGGCCCATCATGCCTTCGCGGTACTGCTGCTTGATCGCATTGGAGTCCTGGAACAGACCTTTCAGCGAATCCACCAGCTTGGCGGTGTGATCGGTAGACAGCAGCGCATAACGGTTGCTGTCCATCGGAGCCAGCGAGTCATTCAGCAGCTTGCGGCCCTGCATGATGTTCAGGAACGAAATAGCAGCAGTGTCGTTGTCGACAATGTTGTAGACGTCCTTGTACATGCTGAGCGCATCGGCTTCGATGTTCGCAGCCAGCACAGCCATAGCAGGCTCAAGAATGCGAGCAGAGAAGTCGTCCAGGCTCAGGGTCAACTCGGCGCTGCTGAAGGTGATGTCCACGCCCTTTTGCGTAGCGATCTGCAGCGTGGTGCTGGATTCGCTGGTGTCCTGAGTGGACAGGTTAGCACCGGTGCGAACCGTGTACTCGTTGGGCAGACGAATCTTCAGCGAGTCGCCGATCTTTGCGCCGCTGTTGGCGAAAGAGTCGTCATACGTCCGGTTGATGTTGCCAACGAAATTAAGGCGCTGGTGGAGGATCTGCAGAGCTTTGCGCGTGACGGCGGTGGGTGTTAACAGAGTGTTTGGCATGATGCGTCCTAGAAATGAAAAAAGCCGCTTTCGCGGCTTTGGGTTTGTGTGTGACTAAGTTGTGGTGAGTGCTATCGGCGTGCAGATGCCGTGCGCCGCTGTTCGTGGCGCATCCAGTCTTCGATGCTCATCTTGTCGGGATCAACAGTGGCTTTTGCGTTGCCGCCGCTGATGGTGCGAACAGGTTTTGCAGCGACTGCCGGTGCAGCAGCGCCCGCCTTTTTGGTCATCTCCGCAAGCACTTTTTGCGCATGAAGTGCCTTCACGATCCACGGTTCGCGGATGCCGTTCAGTTGCTCTTCTTTTGCGCCCAGTGACTTCGCTACTTCGCGCAGGGATTGCGCGTAGTCGGGTGACCACCCTTTAATCTCGCGGCTCAATGCCTCGTTTGCCTCTTGCAGTTGCCTGGCAGTTTCCTGCTGCTCCTGCATTGCTCGTTGGCCTTCGTGCTGCTGGATTTGTGCGACAAATTGTTGGCGTGAGTCTTTGAGTTGCTGGTACTTCATAAACTCGCGCTGGGCCAGTTCGCCGTTGCTCTGGCTTAGGCTGTCCCAATCAACGCCTGCGTATTGCTGCAGACGCTCATCCAGCGCAGTGAGTCGCGCCACCGCTTGGATGTTTGCCCTTTCAGCCTCGATGCGTGCCTGCTGCTGTGCGAATGTCTGCTCGGCTTGTTGGCGTGTTTGCGCCAGTTCCTGCGTCTTTCGCGTGTAATCGGCTTGCCGAAGGATTGCGTCCTTCAGCTCAGGCGGGAGTGCGTATTTCTTCCCCTCGTACTCGACTTCCTCAAAAACCTCTGGGTCAACGCCTTGCGTATCGCCGTCAGTGTTGTCGGATTGGTCTGCAGTGGGGTCGCTTCCGGTCTCGGGCTGCGCTTGGTCGAGCGCGGGCTGCGAGAGTTCCGCCGCTTCCGGCAGATTGTTCTCTGTGTCGTTCATGTGTTTCCGAAGTGAACGCGCAATAAAAAAGCCGCCCGAAGGCGGCTTGTGCTAACCGATTGCGCTGCGGTTAGATACTGGCGAGCAGGACGGCGATGTCGTCTTCGTCGTCGCGCTCTATCTGTTCGCGCATGAGGCGCGCGATGAGTGCGGTTTGCAGTGCGTCTGCGTAAACCTTGCGGAT